GAGGACTCCAATTTCAACCGTGGTGGTCGAGGCTACGATGGCGGCGGCACTGACCCGCGCTTCCCGGGTGAAGAGAAGCGCTACGAGCGGTTCAGGGAATCAACCCGAGGGATAATCTAAGTGGCCGAGCCCCAAGCCCCCGCAGGAAGCCTCAATGATAGTGAGCAAGAGCATCTCGACGCCGTTTTAGGCTGGGCGAACGACGCGCTCGCTGAGGGCGAATCCTTCCTCAAATCCCAAGTTGGGTACTCACAGATTTCTACATGCATCGACTACATCATGGGCGACTACTCCCGCGATATGGTCCCCGGCTCGTTCTCGAAGCTCATCGACAATCGATTCGGCAAGATCGCCCTCGACTTCGCCGGCGCGATGACCGACATCAAACCCTTCTGGAATTACACGACCCAGAACAAGCGCTACGAGCAACAAGCAGTGCTCGGCAACAAGTTCACTAAGCACTGGTGGACCTCGCGCCTCATCGACCTCAAGTTCTGCGACTGCATCAAGTACGCCGAGGTCGCGGGCTCGGGCTACGCTCACCTCTTCTACAACGAATTCACGGGGGATAATGACTGTTCGCCTGAGGATCCGCGCGATTGCCTCCCTATTCGTCCGCCGAACAACATCTCCATCCAGGATGCGATGGGGCTAATCGTCCGCCGCGAGCGTCCGCTCAATTACCTCCGTGCCAAATACCCCCGCCAGTGGGACCGCGGCCTAATTAAAGCCGACCGCGACATGTCGGCAGCGATGATGGAAAAGGTCACCCGCGCTCAATCCACAATGCAGCGGATGGGCTTCAGCGGGTTCATGCAGAATCTATGGGCGTCGCTCGGCGGTAAGCCCGCGGCGCACATGACCATTCCCTCCGCAGACGTATTCACGCTGCACGTTCACGATCTGCGGCGGAACGAGGGCGCTTCGCGCGTGTGGGTGGGGGAGGGGACTCCCGAGAAGCATCCCAATTGGTCCTACTGGGTAGACCCCGGCGACCGTCTCTATCCTCGCGGCCGCACCATCACCTTCACTCGCACTTGTGTCCTCCGCGACGGCCCGAATATCTACTGGCACGGACTCTTCCCTATCGTCAAGATTCCCTTGGACCCATGGCCTTGGACGTGGCTGGGCAAGCCCCCCTTGATGGACATCCTGACGCTCCAAGATGAACTCCACCGACTCCTGCGCGGCGTGAGCGACCATAATCAAAAGGTGTTCAGGCCCGACCTTATCGCTGACAAGAACGCTATCTCTCGCGCCGCGATGGCGGCGATCGACACGCGCAAGGCCGGCTTGAAGCTCCGCACCAATCCAGTAGCCGGGAAGAACGCAGAGCTTCAGTACGCTCAGCCTCTCGACCCCTCCGTCCAACTGGCTATCCAAGACCTCCGCGACGAGATGGACAAGATCAGCGGCGTCCGCGACATGCAGCAGTTTATGAACCTCGGCCAAATTCCATCCACGGAAACGGTCGAGAAGATTCTCGAAGCGATGTCACCTGCTATCAGGATGCGCTCGCGAGTCCTCGAAGCATCGCTCCGAGAGTTCGCGATGATGTCCCTCTCGAATGTCTTCCAGTTCTACACTCTCGAAGACCGGATGGCTGTGCTCGGCGACGAAGGGATGACCTTCGAGGACGCCGACAACGACGCTGGCACGATGATTCCCGCCTACATGAGCCAAGAGCACCAGAAGGAAGGGAAGAACGTCGAGCGCCATATTCGTGCGAAGTGGTTCCTCAAGCAATTTACGTATGACGTGGCGCCGGGCTCGCTGCTGAGCGCGTCTGAGGTGACGGACAAGCTCCTTTACATCCAGCTTATGAGAGCTGGATTGATGGACATTTGGACATTGTTCGAGAAGCTCGGCATCCCGAACGCGGGCAAGGCTCCTGATGGTGCCATCACCATCACCGACCGCCTCATCGCCCAGAACAATATGGGGCTGACGCCTCAAGTAAGCACCACCGGCCGCAAAGCCTCCGGCGAAACGATGCCTAAAATGGGCGGAGCTGGGAAGATTACGGAGTCCAAGTGAGATACTTCATCGGTCAATCCGACATAGATTGGAGCGACAGCCGCTGGAAGTATAAGTGCTCTCGGAATATTCCCTTGCGTCGTCGCGTCGGATTCATCGGGCTGTTTGACCGCAACCTGCAAAAGTTCATCTGGTTCCGCATCGTGCGAAAGGCGCAAAATCGGTATGGCTATATTGTTGAGCGTAACCAGCCTCCTATAGCCTATTGGAAGAACGCGATTAAGTTGGAGTCCAAGTGAGCGACCCCACTCGCATCGACGCAGGCAAGAACGACCTCCGTATCGAAATCGTCATCAACCCTCTCGCCAAGACCGTCTCCATCACCGAGAACGTCCACGACCCAATCCTCTTCGCCTACCTACTCGGCCAAGCTCTCCAGACCTACTCGCAGCGTCAGATGACCCGCAAGGCCGCGCTCGCAGCGCTCCCGACGAATGGCGGCTCATCGTGAACGTCGTGAACGCGGTTGATTTCCCAATTGATTCAGACCAATCTATCGATGTTAGCGGGAGGACTCCACCATGCTGTATGAAGCCCAGGTAACAATTGCATCCACCGGAACCGCCGTTCAGCTCTCGACAACGCGCGCCGCCGCGACATGGGTCCAGGTCCAGTCCCCATCGACCAACAACGCCACGGGAGTGACGCTCGGCGGATCCGATGTGACCGTCGCCTCTGGGCTGAAACCGGGCGTAGTCATCGCCCCAGGCGGCACGCAATTCCTCCCTGACGTAGGCACACCAGGGGCTTATAGCCTCTCGACTATCTGGGTGAACGGCACGACCGGCGACAAGGTCAACGTCCTCTACTTCCGAAGGTGACATTATATGCGGCTACGATTCTTAATCACGGCTCTCATAGCGACAATCTGCACGCTTCCTGCGAGGGCGCAGTACACGCCTCCGGGTGGAGGCACAAGCGGTGGTGGAACAGGCTCTCCAGCACTCCCCGCTACCGCGAACCTAGTTGCCTTCAATCAATTCCTCGACGGCTCCGGCACCGTGATGACCGATTCATCCGGGGCGGGGAATACCTGCACGCTTGGCGCATCCACCGCGGCTCCGACAGTGAACTCCGTAGCCACTGGCGGAGGGTTGACATTCGCCGCTGCCAACAACCAGTTCTGTGCGTTCCCGGCAGCCCTAAACACCGCCAAGAGTTTTATGGCGGCTATAAGTTATCAGGTTGGTGTAACGCCCGGTCCACGATATGCGGGATTGATAAATGAGCAATTCCTAAGCGGCAGCGGCGCGGTTGCGAGCAGTTTGAACTGGGAGCTTTACAACCTCTACACCACGGATGCTTGGTCGCCCGGAAGTCAGGCGGCTTCTCATTTCCGTACGCAGGGAACGACCACCACTTCGTGGAACGCTTCAAGCTCCTGCAATTTTCTTGGCACGGGCATTATCGGCCTCACGCTCGACACTAGCGACACTTTTTACATCAATGGACAACCCTGCCTTAATCGAGTGACCGGCTCAAGCCTCAACCAGCAAAGTACAGGTGTGTTGCAGCTTGGCGGTTCCGGCACGCTCGCCCAGCCAGCCAGCCAGCAATTTGGCGGAACTGTTTATTGCTTCGCGGCGTGGAGTGTCGTTTTAACGCCTCCGCAGGTCGCGCAGGCATCACAAGCCCTTCAATCTTCCTGCCTCACGCAGCGCGGCATCACGCCATTTCTAGGCGGCGCAACGAGCGCCACTGCTACGCTCCAAGACAACCACGATTCCAACGTGCTAGAGGGGGATTCGCTTTTCGCTGGCATCAACATTCCCTCGCAAGGAATCAACGGAACTCCGGTCAGTACGGCGGATACGGCCATCGCTGGGTCTGGAACATGGAGCATCCTCGCCCGATTTCCTCTCAACGACGTTCCGCTTTATCGGGCCGGGGCGAACCGCAATACGTTCATCGAATGGGCGGGAACGAACGACCTCGCACAGTCGGTCAGCAGCGTGGCTGGAAATTTGTGTGCAACGGCTCGCGTTGCCGAGCAAGTTGGATTTAACACCTACTTTGCCACGATGATTTCGCGTACCGTGCAAGAGACATTCCGCGACAATCTAAATCCTTTCATTCGCCAGTACATTCCCTCCTGCTCCAAAACTTACACGGGCATCATGGACTTGGGCGCAAACACGCATCTTGGCTGTGATGGTTGCAACTCCAATACGACCTATTTCAACGTAGATGGCGTTCACATTACCCAGTTCAGCGCGACGAACATCGTCGGCCCTTACTACGTCTTTGCCTTCAACCGGGCGAACGGCAACCGGGTAGGCTCTCCCAGCTTCAACACCTATACCGGAACCGGCTTGGGCATCCCCACACTCTTGCAGTCGGTGGATTGCACGGCATTGAGCGGAACGAGCGTCACCTGCACGCTTCCGTGGAACACCACAGCGGGCAGCCTGATTACGGTAGTCACGAACTGCGTCTCCTGCGCCAGCTCTGCGATCAACACGCCAACGGACAGCCAGGCGTTGACCTATACCTCCATCACCGCACAGAGCGCCTACGTTGCCGGTGCTTTGATGCGGGCGGCATTTGCTCCAAACTCAACGGCGGCGGCAGAGACAGTCACGCAAACGCTCACGGGCGGCGCTCCCTCGAACATCGAAATGACCGTGCAGGAATGGAGCGGCGTACTGACTGCGGCTCCGCTCGACGTGTCCAGCGCCATCGCAACCGGCACCAGCACATCACCGTTGACGGTCGGCATCACAACCACCGTATCGGGCGACCTGCTCTTTGGCTATGGGGCAATCTTCAACACCAGCACTGGCGGCCTAGCAAGTTACGGAACCTACTGGCAGCCCACCGCTCCGCTCGTTTTAGCGAACGACGTTCCTCCAGTCGCGGGAATGAGCAGGGTGACAGGTGCGGCTGGCAGCTACACCACGGGCGCTACCCTCTTCCAACTGAACGGCGCGAATCCTCAATGGGGCGCGGGCGCGGCTGCATTCAAGGCCACGACAGCGACTTCCACCTTCCAGCTTCAGGCAGCGGACATTTACGCCGAGTGCGCTCCGAACGGCACAAACAACGTAGTGCTGATTCTGCCCGATGGAACGCCCATGACGGGCGGCACCATCACCATCAAGAATGCCCAGACATCCGGCGCGGCAACCTGCGTTGTGAATGCTCCCACACCCTATGCAACCGGCGTACAACAGACGATTGACGGCGCGACCTCTGTCACGATTGCGAACAAAGCGACAGCGGTATTCAAGAGCAAGTACAGCTTCACGGGGACACCGGGGACGAACTTGGTGCCCGTAATTACGTGGGAGCAGCTTCAGAACAATTAGGGAGAGCAAGATGCGGGAACTTACGAAGCTTAAAATCTTTTTCATCGCACTGGCTGTAATTGCGATTTCGTCCATTCTGTTCATAAACCGGGACCGCCTTTCCGCCCAAAACAACTGCTCCAGTTCTACGCTTTGTGCAACTTCCGGTAGCATTGGAGGCGGGCTTTTGGCTGTTGGCGCTTCGGCTTCTGGCACAGTCACCGTGACCGGAGCTGGAGTCGGAAGCATCTGTTTTGCTCAACCTTCGGATGGAAGCGACATGATAGCTCTGGGAGCAATCCCATCTTGCACTGTTACAGCGCCAAATACAGTGGTGGTACGCGTCTTGGCTGTTATCACGCTCACGCCAGCCGCAAAAACGTACAACATTAGAGTGGTTCAATAGGATTGATGAACGGGGTTGCACTTTCTCTGGAAGTGAGGTTATCTCTAAATCATGGCCAACGACCCACTATGGATGGAACATGCCGCCGCGAAGATGAAGCGGAAGGGCACCGTGGGCTCCTTTGGTAAAGCCACCTCGAAAAACATATCGAAAGGGCTGGCCAAGGGCGGCAAGCAGGCAAAAAAGGCCGCGTTCGCCAAAGCCGCCAAATCGGTCGCATCGAAATGAGCGACCGAGCCATCATCGAGCGCGTGGGCCACGAACTTAAATCGAATCCGCCGAAGCAGCTCGCTCGAACGGCACGTAAATTCGGAGCCTCCGATGCCGCGAAGCAACGGACGGCCATCCTACTCTCAAAGGCTCGTAAGGCCGGGGCCAACATCCCCCGAAGGAGCAAGTAAATGGGCGGTCACACATACTCTCAGAAGCAATCGAAGACGGTCGTAGGCAGTTCCCCCTCCAATTCGATCGCGACGAAACATGGCAGCAAGATGCCGGGTCTCGGGAAGCGCAAGTATGGCTCAGGCGGGAAGTCCAAGAGTGCTGGCAACGCTCACGGCCCCTTCGGAAAGAAGATGTAGCTCAGGACGAGACCCTAGATGCCCTCAATGGAGACCGACAAGACGCGCCCTTCGCGGCTCGATTCACCACCGCCTCTACCTCCGTCTCTATCGGACAAGAAGGCGCCGGATCTGGCGACGCTCTCTGGGAACCCTCAAGGCACTCCGCCAACGGGCCAGCTCATGCAAGTCGTCTTGGAACACGCTCAGCTCGCGGAGCAGATATTGACCTCGCTCGGACACATGCTCCCCTCGTTCGTCCCCGTCGCAGCCCAATTGATAGCAAGTATGAGACTTGGGGTAATCTCATCCCTGAAGCAGAGTCAGGGCAATCCCCAGCAATCTTTGGCTTCGGGCGCAGGCCCGGCACAGCCCCCACAACCTCCGCAGGGTGCGCCGCCTCAAGCGGCCGCTCCGCCGGCGGGACCGGGCGGCGTGCCAGCTCCCCCGAGTCAAGCACCACCGATGCCAGGAGGTGGCCCTCAGTGAAGCACGTTCAATCACTGCGGAGCCTCTGGCGGCAGAAAGGTGACAAATGAGCACGTTGCAGGAATATCTCAATGAACTGGCTAAGACGGCGGGCCTCGATGAAGAGTCGAAGGCGAGCCTGACTAAGGTTCTTGGGAACGCTAAGTTCGCGGAAGAGTTAGAGAAAGGCGTGAAGCGGCAGTCCGACTACTCTCGCAACATGGACGAGTTGAAGGCCGAGAAGCTCAAGGTCGATACTCAGATTGGCCAGTGGCGCGAGTGGTACAACACCGCCGTTACACGGGACGCCGAACGCGAGGAGGAATTACAGCGGTTGAAGGGCGGGAATCCTAACCCGAATCCCAATCCCAACCCCAACCCGAATCCTGCGCCGACAGGCCTCACCCAGAAGCAACTCGACGAGGCTCAAAGCCGGATGGTTCAAATCGTAAAGCAGATGGGCCGGGTCAGTTCTCGGCACGCTGCCCAATTCCACGAGGAACTCGATGTCGATGCAGTCGAAAAGATTGCGCTCGAAAAAGGGTTGACCGTGGACAAGGCTTACGAAGAGTTCGTTCGGCCTCGTGTCGAAGAGTTGAAGCAGAAGGACATCGACGAGAAACTCAGGCTGGCTCGCGAAGAAGGTCTCCGCGAAGGCTTGTCGAAGCGCGATGTCCCCGACGAAGGCTCCAAGTCCTACCACCCGATTTTCGGGCAGCCGAAGCAGGTCGAGGCGACAAAGGGCATGACCGACGCCCAGCGCTCCGCCAACTTCGCCGAGGCATGGACAAAGGAAGCCCTCGCGTCGAAGCATCAGTAACCGTACGTGAAGTAGAGGCGGAAGCGCCACGAATGCGCTCAACCGCAACGATGGTATGAAATGGCAGAACTGGATCAATTGAATGTGGCAACGGAACGCTACATTCAGGACACTCCGGCTCTGGTGGACAACGTTAACTAAATGGCGTTGTATAAATCTGTGGTGATTACTGGGAACGCCCTTCGATGTATAATAGGGCAACCCGAGGCAAGCGACGTAAAAGATGAGTGAGCAAACACAATACGCATGGGCAGCAGGTTTCTTTGACGGCGAGGGCTGCGTAAGCCTTCACAATCAAGAGCGCTGGACGTGCGTCCGAATAATCTTAGTGCAGAAGGACATCCGGCCTCTGGAACACTTCAAGGCCATCTTCGACTGTACTGAGACGCTCGGAATAGTGACGCGCAGTAATCGGCGCAATCACTACTATCGTCTGGTCATCTCCGGCAAAAAGGCCGCTGAAGTCCTGACGAAGATGCTCCCCTATCTGACGCTGAAGCGCGCCGTGGCTGAAGTAGCTCTGGACCTCCAGTCTCGAGTTGACAGTCAAGGTGGCTATAACCGATGGAACCGGATGTCCGACGAGGAACTTGCGATTCGCAGGTCTCTTGTTGACAAGGTGAAATGGTTGAACAGCGGACGTTGGGCAGCCGCAACGACTAAGCCCACAGACCCGGCACAGCCGGGATGCGATAGTCTAAACTGCACCGATGATAAAGTTGCAGAGGTCGCGGAAACGACGACCCGCCTTATCCAGTAGGGTAAGGTTATTAAGTAATAGAATGCTTCCAAGCAGACCCGTTGTTGGCCTATCTGAAATTAAATGTGCGCGATGACTTCGATGGCGGCACACTAATTCAAGAGGGGTTTTTTTTCGACGGACTGATTGGTGGACCGTACGCCAAGGGCCAAGAATTTGATATCTCTGAGAAACAGGTCGAGCAGGCCTATCAGCTCAACATGAAGTTCTTCGAGATGAACGTCACGATGTCGCTCGAGGATATCAAGGTTCTGAACAAGGGGCCTCGCGCGGCGTTCAAGCTCATCGACAGCCGCATGACCAACGCTTACATGACGCTTGGCGCCCAGATGTCCATCCTCCAGTACATCAACGGCACCACGGCGGGCTACACCTCCAACTTCAACGGCTTCGCCGAAGCACTGAACGACAACACCACGGTCTCGTGGGACAACGCCACCTATGCGACCTACGGTGGAATTACCCGCGGCGGCCAAGTCGGCACCGCGCTCAACTCCGCCCCGGTGAACATCAACGGGACAATCGAGTACAACCAGCTCGAAGAGAACTACGGCACTGCGAGCTTCGGGAACATCGAACCCAATCTGGGCGTCACGACCGTCCTCGGCTATTCCTACGTGAAGGAGAAGTTCCAGACCCAGCAGCGCTTCAACGACACGCAGGATCCGGCGATCGGCTTCAACGGTCTGAAGTTCAACTCGGCGACGATCATCAAGTCCCGCTACGCTCCGGGGACGGATATCACCACGACCTCGCCCCAGAGCCAGTCGAACCGCATCGCCGTCCAAGCCCTGAAGACGATGTCTCAGGGCGCCGTCACCGCCTACCCGACCCTCGCTCAATCCGGCGAGACGTTCTGGTGGATTAACGCCCGCAAGCCCTTCCTTCGGTTCTACGTCTCGGACGACCCGATGTTCGGCTTCGGCTTCACCGGCTTCAAGCCAGCTCAGGGCAACACGAAAGTCTCTGGGCAGGTTCTCGCGTCGTGCCAAATCTCAGTTCCTGGCCCGCGCTACCACAAGCAGATGTACGGGATCACATCCTAAGGAGGGAGATGAACCATGCCACAGACAATCACTGACCAGACTGTATATCTCTCCACAGGTGACCCCGAAACATACGGAATCACCACTGCGATCACCACGCCCTATAAGCCGGGCGAGCTTGGGAAGAAGTTCGTCGCCTCGACCGGGAAGCGCTACCAGCTCGTTCAGCTCGACTCCTCAAGCTCGACGACGGCGGCGAACCAGCTCGTGTTCTGGGCGCAACGGACTCTCTACACCGTTACAGCCGCATATCAGGACACGCGAAACTTGGCGAGTCTAAATGGTGTCGCGGGCCGCGCGCCGGGCATAGTTGCTGCTTCAGGCTATTTCGCCATGCAGATTGGTGGCTCCGCTGTTTTGAACTATGCGGGAACCACTACAGCAGGCGCAGTGGGCGGGGCAGTCATCGCGCGCGCAAG